CCCGATCCCCTTCGGCGCGGTAGATTGCAACGGGCGCTGCCATGTGGATATGTCCTTCTCAAATGGGGTAGACGTATAGAGAAGGACCGGCGTTTCAGGCCGGTCCTTTCAGGAGGGGCTTGGGTTCGGAGGGCTTGGCTTCGCTGGCCCAACCGCGTTTGAGCAGTTCGTCAGCCGCCGGTTGCTTAGCGTCGATCGTGGCGCCTTCGGTGCATTCCTCGGGATCGAGGCCGAGCCGACGGGCATCCTCGGTTCCAAGGTTGGTGGTCATCTTGAGCTTCATAGCTGCATCTCCAGAAACAGGCTTGTCGAATCGGAGGTTTAGACTCCAGCGGAACGCACGGAACCACGCGCCTCCTGAAGACTGGCGCCAAAGTCGTGGAAGCCACGAACCTGGATTCCCAACGTATTGAAGTCGGCTTCCGCGCTCTCGATCGTGGGCATCTCGCGACCATTGAGGACGGGAACTTCGATCGTCGGTACGTCCATGGGATTGGACAGCAGGAACCAGGCGGTCGTGCTGTAGCCGGTGTAGCTGGAGTTGGACAGGTAAGACGCCACCACAACCTTGTACTTGCCGAAGAAGGGGTTGGAATTGGGGATCTGATCCGTGGTCGACGCACCGCCTGAGTTGAACGCGGTGGAGTTTACAAGCTGATAAGCCGCGATCTCCAGCTCGGGCGGCACCAGGAGCACCGTCGGCGTCAGACCCATCGGCTTGCCGTCGGGGTCGGTCTGCTTGCGGTACTTCTGCAAGGCCAGCGTGAGACCAGCGGCGGTCAAGGCCGAAGTGCCACCCGTGATCAAGTTGGCATTGCCGGCCGCCCAGAACGAACCAACACCCGCCAGGAACGCGGTCCAGATGACGTCGTTCATCTTGAGAGCGGCGCCACGACCGAGCCGCATCGGAACCTTGTTCAAGGCGCCGAGGTCATCATTGATGAGATCGGTTCTGGTGATCGCCAGCATCCGAGCGTAGGTCTCGGCCTTGCTGGTGTAGCTGACCTCACCCAGCGTCCCGTGTTTGATTTCTCCAGCAGGACCAAGTTTGTCGTACTGAAGATCGCCGGTCAGGCTGTAGCTCGTGTTGGTCTTGAAGTCGTTGACCGGCCGGATTTCCGAGATCGCGCGCCAGCCTGACTCGACCGCGTTGAAGTAATCAACGAGGAACTTGTTCATGACGTTAGACAAGATCCCCGGCAAGCTGATCGTGCTGAATCCGCCGCCAGCCTGAATCTGCGCCGGGAAAGCGGCCCGCAAGAGCGGTCCAAGGTCGCGGGAGCTATGGCCGGTATAGCCGTTCTCGCGGGCCACCAACATGAGCACTTCCTGAAGCCCCAGGCCATTCCGAAAGTTATCCTCGGAAGCTTCAAGGGTCCGCTGATCGAAGTGTTTCTCGATGTTGTCCATTCGAGCCGCGCGGCAAAGTGCGGCCTCGATCGTCTTGGCCGTGGCACGAATTCCTGACTCCCGACCGCGGCTCCCCATGTTGGGTGCGTTGGCCCGAAGCCGAAGTAGTGCCAGCTCAAATTCCTGGACCGTGGATTTGGCCTCAATGGCGGATTTCGCCAGCCGCCCGAATTCATCACGCAAGGCTGGGCGCTGGCGACTTGCCTCAGCGGCAAGCCGGGTGATCTCATCGACCCGAGCTTCATCATCGGCCTGAGCCTTGAGGATCTGATCGAGAGTTTCAGTAACAGCAGGCCGAGGCGGTGGAGTAGCTTTGGCTTGCTCGGCGTCGTACATCGCCTTCAAACTGCTCTTCTGGGTGTCGTCGATGGCGGCTGGGTCAAACCCCTTGGCCTCCAACCATTTCTCGAACATGGTGCTTGCTCCTTTGGGGGAGGCTGGGGTTGGTGAAAGAGTGGCCGCGACGTTCGCGGTCGTCTGGTTGTCGGCGCCAATGGCGACGAATGAGGTTTCTTGCAAACGTGCTTCGCGGGCAATCAGGAGCGGGCCGACGACATCGCGGCCATTAACCACGGCTTTTTCGCCGGCCTTCAAGAATTCCTGGCGAACGATCGAGGCCCCAATGGATGCCTTCCACTCGAAGCCGTTCTTGGCGTGGCCCGTGACCTTCATGGCGTCGGCGTCGTCGCCGGTAATCGTGCCGGTCATCCTCGCGCCGCTGGCGTCGATCGAGACGCTATCGGTCTGGCCGATGATTCTGGAGGGATCGTGATCGAGGAAGATCGGGATCTTGTCGCCAGCCGCCTTGAGTCCCGCCAGATCGACCACGACGGGGCTGTAGAAGCCTCCGATCGACATGACCGCCCCGGTATAGCCGGTAATCGAGAAGGTGGGCCGCTTGGGCGTGCCGTCGGCGGCCTTGGCCTCGATATCGAAGCTGACCGCCGTGGCTTCGAGCTTGAACGCCGAGGGGGTTGGCTTAGCGGCGGCGGCGATCTTGTTAGGCATGGACGAGCCTCCCTGGGCGTAGGCATTGGGATCGACGGGGGTACCGTCGGCGTTCTCGGAAAGTGGGGTCGGATCGGGGATGACTTTCCCGTAGGCGGTCGAGATGTTCAGGGCCAGACCGATCTTCTTGAGTCCCTCGGCCGCGCGGCCGATCTCCAGGAGCCATTGATCTTGAACCTGTTCCCAGTCCTGACCCTGAGCCGCGTTCTCGATGGCCAGCGTGGTGGTCCCGTTGGCAAGCCTCACGCCCTGCGCGTTGGCTTCCTTGAGCGGGTCAACGTGCTCCTGACCGTCCCAATACCATTGTTGCTTTGAAGCGAGGATCTTGGCGGCATCAGAACGAGCCAGGCGATAGACCCGTGACCATTCCGCGAACCAGCCGGCAAAGATTCGCCCCAGGACAACCGTGATACAGTCGGCCTGGTCAATCGCGATGGCGCGATGGAACCACTGGTTATCGAGCCGGCCCGAGGCGTAGTTCGAATTCGAGCTATCGCCGAGCGCGACATTGCTGGGGATCAGCACACACTTGGCGGCTTCGTTCAAAATCTCATGCTTGAAGGCGGGATAATTGGTCGTCGGCTGAAGTGGATCGAGCTGCGTGGCCTCGTAGCCATCGGGAAGCGTAGTGAGCATCCCACGCTCAATCTCCTGGGTGTCAAACGCGAACAGTCGTTCGTCGGCCTCGTCAGGCGGTAAGTTGCTCTTAAGCATCACCGCGAACTCGGCGGCGATCTCGGCGGCCGAAACGGTAGCGAGCGTGTAGCGACGGAGGTAGGCAAAAAGCGGTAAGGCGGGGGTGATCTCAGGAACCCCGCGGTACTGACCCGCGCGATCGGCCCGGAACCAGTGGATCACGTCGGCGGCCGGGATCGTCCGATAATTGGTCGCAAAGTTGAAGTTGAGCGCATCGCCCGGATGATAGGGCAGGACACGATATTCAACCGGGTTGCCAATCTCATCGATCACGATCCCGTCGACCGAGTTGGGATCATTGATACTGAGCAAGGGATCGGAAACCTGATCGGCCTCGATCAACTGGAGATCAAAGCGAACTTCGGAATCAAGCCGGTTGTTCGAGACGAAGAGCGCGAAGGCTTCCCCATCAGTGATCCGGGACATACGCATCGTGCGGAGCTTGGCCGCCAGATTGCAGGCGGTGGCCCAGAGGCACCAAGCATCCTCGACAAGATTGTTGAGCTCGCGATCATCGGTGAGAACTTGCAACCGGGGTCCGGTGCCAATCACACTGTTGGCAACCTGAAGCGTGATACCCTTGGCGTAGCAGTTGTTCGCGGTCTCATACCGCGCTCGGTTGCGGAGCTTGGCCCGAACCTCGGGCAACATCGCGCTCTTCGCCGATAGCGCATCAGCACCCGCCCAATGCCGCCGGTTATCGTCGTTCGTCTCGGCCGCGTCGTACCGCGCAAGCATACGCCGAGGGGAAGTTCGACCCAGGTAGGGCTTGCCGTTGGGACCGAGGATACGGATCGGGGTCGCCATGATTCAGGCGGGTCCGGGTGGGATCAGCTTGGTAATACGAAGACCACGGCGGGGGTTATCACTGGCACACTGAGAAGCCAGGAACTTGCGAGCGGCAATCCGCTCAGCGATCGAATACTGTTCAACCTCGCCAGCATCCCCCTTGACGCGCTTGGGACCAGAGAGCGCGGCGATCAAGGAAGCATCAATCGCTTCAATCACTTCGGGATCTTCGCAAGCCATGAGCGTGAGTCCTTATGTGAACAACCAACCGGGCGAGCGCAATAAAAAAAGCCATGCGGGTATTGCGGCCCCGCATGGCTTCATTTGCACTGGGTTCACACGCGATGATCAGTCGCGCGTGTCGCCCTGTTGGTTGATCACAGTTGATTAGGGGAAGTCACCCTATGGGAAGTCAATTCAAATGTGTCTCGCGTAGGAAAAAGGTCCGTATATAGATATCAGGGTCGATTACGGGAGCAATGCCGGGTTCCGTTGCTTGGCCTTTGCCTCCGTCTTAACCTCCAGTTCTGGCACCGCCTTCAAATCCTCTACCGCCCCGCCATCCGACTTGCCGTTATGCCTTTGAGCCAGCCTACAACGATCCTCGACAACGCGGAGCATACGACGAAGAAGCTTCAGCTCCTCCGCGTTGCGGGCGATCTCTTGCCGTAGTTCTTCAGCCGATTGGATCAGAGAATCGTTCATCGGGTACTACTCTCGCTCAAGGTTCCGGTTCGAAGTGCGTTCTCGAATTCTGCCGCATGGGCCGCGCAGAAAAAGTATTGCTTGCCCCATTTCGAAGACTGGACCCCCTCGGTCGATTCCAGTTCGAAGACATCGCGCACGATCGTTGTCGCCAGAGCACCGCAGACCTTACAGGTTCG